TTTCAAGATGCGCAGAAAGCATATGATACTGCACAAAAAAATCTAGTACAAGGTAGTCCAGAACTTGCCAATTTACGTCAAGCAAGAGATGAAAAATATTCAATATATGAGAAAGCATCCTTAGAAACAGATAAGGCTCTTATAGATTATGAAAATGCTTTAACCACCAATAAAACAAATAAAAATACACAACCATCTAATGTTATCGTCACTACCGGTTCTCCTGATAATAATCTTGTCGTTTACAGGTCAGTAAATGAAAAAGGTGACGAAGAAATAGGCTGGATTGAAAATAAATCACAGACTACAACCGTAAATCAAAACATTAATAGAAAGTTAAGTGGTACAAGCACAACAGGAACAGGTAGTTGAGGTTCATAAATAGTTTTATGCCAGAATACATAGGTTTTACAACTTTAAACGCAAATAAACCCCAAACTGTAAATGCTCCTATAGGATACCAAGGGGGTGTTGGCACTGTTAACGAAACTATTATACCCGGGAAAAAGTTTAGATTAACTGATGCACCCCTTGTTATACAGGATTTTGTTAATGCCTTGAACATTAGAAGGGGAACGAAAGTAGGACAACCGCAGTATGGGACAGATTTATGGAATTTTATTTTTCAACCTAACGTTCCTGAAGTGCAACAAGCCCTACAAGAAGAAATCATAAGAATAGCGGGGGCTGACCCTCGCATACAACTCAATTTTGTAAACGTATATCCTAAAGATAATGGAATATTACTTGAAGTTGAAATGGCTATCGTTCCTTTTAACCAAGCACGATTATTAAGTATCTTCTTTGATTCTAGCACGAATACAGCGTCATTGGCTTAAAAAAGCAGTTTTTATTATTAGATAAATAATAAAACGAGATTTATTATGGCTACAAGTTCTAGACAAAGTGCTTTGTTTGGTATAAATGACTGGAAGGCGATATATCAGACCTTTCGTGAGGCTGATTTCCAGAGTTATGATTATGAAACGTTACGCAAGAGTTTCATAGATTATTTGCGCGTATACTACCCTGAAACATATAACGACTACATTGAATCAAGCGAATTTATCGCATTATTAGACGTTATGGCGTTCATGGGTCAAGGTCTAGCATTTAGAAATGACTTGAATGCCCGTGAAAACTTTATTGATACTGCTGAACGCCGTGATAGCGTTGTTAAGTTAGCAAACTTAGTAAGTTATACTCCGAAAAGAAATTTAGAAGCGCAGGGATTACTCAAAGTTACTAGCATTCAAACTACTCAAAATCTAGTAGATTTTAATGGAGTTAATCTAAGCAATCTCACAGTATTATGGAATGACCCCGCAAATCCAAATTGGTTTGAGCAATTTAATACGATAATTAATGCTGCTTTAGTAGATAGCCAACGCATAGGTAGACCAGGAAATATAGCAGAAATTTTAGGCGTCACAACAGCAGAATATGCATTGCAGATCCCTGCAGAAAGTTTACCAATAGTACCATTTACTTCAACAGTTGATGGTATAACTATGGGATTTGAATTAGTAAGTGTAACAAGCGTAGACGAAGATTATCTGTATGAAATTCCACCTGCACCTACAGGTCGTTTTAATATGGTTTATCAAAACGATAGATTAGGTTTTGCAAGCCCAAACACTGGTTATTTTTTCTATTTTAAACAAGGCTCATTGACTAATTTTGATTTTGTATTAGAACAGCAAATCGCAAACCAAGCAGTTAATATTGATATTCAAGGTATTAATAATGAAGATACTTGGTTGTATCAATTAAATTTAAACAATAATACAAGAACATTATGGAGAAAGGTAGATAACGTTTATGCTAATGCTTATCTACAGACCGAAACAAGCAAAAAAAGTATTTTCAGTGTAAGTTCAAGATTTAACGATCAAGTTACTTATAATTTCGGTGATGGTGTATTCTCAAATATCCCAGTAGGAACTTTTAGAGCATATGTACGTTCAAGCAACGGATTAACATATACTATTGACCCAAGCGAAATGCAAGGTATTAATGTTGCTTTCAACTACATCACACGCCAGGGTAAGGTAGAAACCTTAGCGATAGGTTTACAATTAACACAACCTGTCAGTAATGCACAGGCAAGAGAATCATTACCTTCTATCAAGCAACGCGCACCAACACGCTATTATACCCAGAACCGTATGGTCAATGGAGAAGATTATAACAATTTTCCTTATACATTATACAGTTCAATCATCAAATCAAAAGCGATCAATCGTACTAGTGTTGGAGTAAGTAAAAATTTAGATTTGTTAGACCCAACTGGCAAATATTCTAGCACAAATACATTTGCTGACGACGGCTCAATCTGGGAAAACAATGAAGATACTGTATTGACACTTACGATTAATAACACGCCTAGCGACATTATCGCATTTATCACTGATACATTGGCAAGCGTACTTGCACTCAACAGATCAAATCAATATTATATTAATCAATCAAGCGACAGCATAACAGCCTGGTATAAGCGATTTGATTTACCAACAAACGCAGCAGATCCAGAGACAGGGTCTCAAGTTATGTATTGGGCTAGCAGCACAGTTGATGCGAATAGCCAAACAGGATATTTTTATAACTTAGATCAAGGTTCTGAAGTACCTGCATTCGTTGGAATATTCTCAACTACAAACGCGAAGTATGTAACTAAAGGAGCATTGATTAAATTTAGGGCTCCTGATAATTATTATTTTGATAATAATAATAGATTAGTAGAAGGAATATCTGGACCTAATAAACCAAACACATTATGGACAACTGTGCTTAATGTGATAGGCGATGGAACAAATACAGGTCAAGGACAGTTTTCTAACGGAACAGGTCCTGTAACATTAAATGGTTATGTACCTGCTGAATGTATACTTGAACAAATAATACCTGCATTTGATAACTCACTACCTGTAGAAGTGGTACAAGATGCTATTATTAAAATGGAATTACAACAAAGTTTTTCACTTGTGTTTAACAATTCTTTATTAATAAATCAAAATAGATGGATAGTAAGACCTGTAAATGATTCTAATTGGTTCGTTAAGTTTGTATCAGATCCTGCTATTAACAGATACACTATCACAGTCAAATCACTAAAATATTATTTTGGTAGTGTGAGTGAAACTAGATTTACTTTTGCTACTAATGAAATTGTATATGATCCATTTAGCGGAAAGATTTTACAAGATTTTGTTAATGTCTTAGGAATAAACACACAACCAGAATCTTTAGATGCATTAGGCAGAGATTATAAAGTTAATATAGTTGGACAAACAGTTGAAACAGATGGCTATGTAAATGATTTTCAAGTTGAAATAAGTGCCACTGATATTAATAACAAACAACTTATATTAAATCCTGATTTCTTCACTACAATAACAGGCGTGACTTCTGATGGCAATAATGCAGGATTTTATGTGTTTTTTGAAACGGTTCAAGACCCTATCAATTTAACAAGACTTCAATTAGTACCTGTAAACACAATTAATTTCCAGTATAGCACAAAGAATGAGATAGAAGATGTAAAATACGAATATCCAGTAGGTCAACTCTTTTTCGCCAATCAAGAGCCACTAGAGTCTAATCCTGCAATAAAAGGAGTATTTTATAAAACAGTTCAAGATACTTCAGTGACAACTATAAGTTATCAATTAGTGATACAAGATCAATTTTCATTTAAGTATGGAAGACAAGGATTAAGTTATCAATATCGTCATAATAGTAATAATACAACACGTATTGATCCTGCTACTACAAATATAATTGATTTATATGTAGTTACACAATCATTTTATACAGCCTATCAAAATTACATTCAAGATTCTACAAATACAGTACCTAAACCATCAACACCTACAATCGCTGAATTGAGTGCAAGTTATGGCAAAGTTCAAGATTACAAAATGTTGAGTGATTCTGTAGTATTAAATAGTGTAGTGTTCAAGCCTTTGTTTGGTCCTAAAGCAGATCCTGCATTAAGAGGCACAATCAAAGTCATTAAAACAAATACAACTACAGCAAGTGATAGTGAAATACGTAGCGCAGTGTTAACAGCAATGAATACATATTTTGATATAAACAATTGGAATTTCGGTGACACTTTCTTCTTTTCAGAATTAAGTGCATACTTACATAATCAATTAGGTGATTTGATTAGTTCTGCTGTATTGGTACCAAATAATCCAAATGAACCGTTTGGTACTTTGTACGAGATAAAGAGCGCGCCTTACGAAATTTTTGTAAATGGTGCGGTTGCTGAAAATATTCTAGTGATCGCTGCATTAACACCAAATGAATTACAAATAGCATAATAATAAAATGACACGCATTAGAACTTTAGATTTTCTACCAGAAATTTTTCAAACGCCAACAAATGAGCAATTTTTGTCGGCTACCCTTGATCAATTGGTAAATCCACCTGTAACACGT